TACCTTTGATGCTACAAACAATAGAGCCACACTAACTCTTTCAACTGCGTTAGCCAGCAGTCCAGCAAATGCAGCGGCTGTAACTTTTAAAACAACAGCATCTAACTATCTGGCTATAGGTGTTGCAGCATGGGAAGACAGTGCTATTGTCTGTAAAAATGCTGACATATTTAAAACTGGCGGCAGTGGCTTTACAAAGATTAATGTGCCTGATTATGGCACACCGCTTGTAAATGGCGGTAGTCAAACAGGCAGCAGTCTAGCAATTGATGGTTTGGACTCTGCTCCACAAGCGGGTGATGCATTTAAAATTGCTGGCGTAGACTTAGTATATACAGTTACAGCAAATGCTACAGTTACATCAGGCGGTGCTACACTAGCAATTAACCCAGCACTTGCAAGTAGTCCAGCAGATAATGCAGTAATTACTTTCTTATCAACAAGCAGAGAAAGTGCCAACAAAACTAGATTTGCTAAATATAACTTTAATGGCACAGAAAAGATTGCAATTGTTGATGGGCTAAACGAGCCAGCACTCTATGATGATGCTACGTTTCAAGTATTACTAGATGCACCTGCAGATGTAATCGGTGCTACATTTGTAGCGGAAGTTAAGAACCATTTATTTTTTGCTAAAGGTACGACAGTAACATTTACTGCACCATATACGGACACAGACTTTTCAGCAGCGAATGGTTCAGGAAGTATAAATGTTGGTGGCACGATTACTGCACTGACGGTATTTAGACAACAACTGATTATATTTACCGAAAACAGTATTCACCAACTAACAGGCACTACTATTGCAGACTTTTCACTGCAGCCAATTACAGTAGACATTGGGTGTATTGATTCAGATACTGTGCAAGAAATAGGTGGTGACGTAATGTTTCTTGGCCCAGACGGGTTGAGACTACTTAGCGGAACAGATAGAATAGGCGACTTTGGATTAGCTGCCGTATCTAAAACAATCCAAAGCACAATGACAGGTTTTATTTCTGCAAACACGTCATTTACAAGTTGTGTAATTCGTGAGAAGTCTCAGTACAGAATACTTGGTTATAATAATAATATTACACAAGAAAATGCTCAAGGTATATTAGCAACACAGTTTGCGCCTCAAGGTGGTGAGGGTATGGCTTGGGCAGAAACACGAGGTATACGGGCTTACGTAGCGGATAGTGACTATAACCAAAATGTAGAAGTAGTGCTGTTTGCAAATAACGATGGCTACTTGTATCAAATGGAAAGTGGCAACTCATTTGACGGTTTAAATATTCAAACAACATTTGCTACACCGCATTTGCCAATTAGTGACCCACGTAGACGCAAAACATTTTACAAACTGTTTTTGTATACTGACCCGCAAGGTAGTGTTGCATTTGATGTAAGTTTGAAACTAGACTTTGATAGTCAAGGTACAATTAACCCACCACCGATTAGCATCTTGAATACACAGGGTACTGTTGGTTTTTTTGGTAGCGGTACTTTTGGTATAACACGATTCGGTACAAAGCTACTTAAACTATTTCAGACGCAAGTTGTTGGTTCAGGATTTACAGTGTCATTTCAATTTGAATCAAATGACCAAAACCCACCATACTCAATTGATGCACTAACAGTTGAATATGGATTAAACGATAGAAGGTAGAAACTATGGGAACAGGCTACACTAGAAACGATACCATTAACAATATTGCTGATGGTAACATTATTAACGCCGCTGACTTTGATGGTGAATATGATGCCATTGAAGCTGCGTTTAACAGTAGCACAGGACATACGCATGATGGTACGTCAGGCGAAGGTGGTCCAGTTACTGTGCTTGGCCCTGCCCAAGATTTTGTAGCAAGCACTACAGATATCAAACCTAAAACAAACAATACACTTGATATTGGTACAACCTCACTAAAGTTTAAAGATATGTACCTAGCTGGTACAGCTAATCTTGTAAATATAACTACCACTGGTGATGTTACTCTTACGGGTGCTGCGAATAATATTGTGTTTGATGCCAGCGATAACGCACTAGAGTTTGCAGATAGTGCTAAAGGTGTGTTTGGTACAGGCGATGACCTTCAACTGTATCACGATGGTACAGATAGTTACATTGAAAATAATACTGGTGAACTATATATACAGGGTGATGGTATTACACTTCGTAGTGATACAGATACCGAAACCTATATTACAATGGATAAAGATGGTGCTGTAGCTTTATACTATGATAACAGTAAAAAGTTTGAAACAACATCAACAGGCGTTGCTATTACAGGTAGTCTAGCACTAGATGGTATACATCTTGACGACACTGAAAAACTTACATTTGGAAATAGTGCTTCTCCTGATTTAGAAATATATCACGATGGTAGTAATAGTTTTATTTCAGATATTGGTACTGGTCAATTAGTAGTAAGTAGTGATGATTTAAAATTTCAAAATGCTGCTAATACTCAAGTTATGGCTCAATTTATACAAGCAGGTGCTGTAACTTTATACCACAACAATGTTTCTAAATTTGACACGGACGCAGATGGCATAAACGTAACTGGTCAGATTGATGTTAGCACAGATGTAAGATTGAGGTCTGATGGCGGAATAATTAAATTAGGTGCAGACGATGATGTAACTTTAACACACGAAGCAGATACAGGTATCAAAGCTAAAGCTGCATCTGGCTTTGAACTTAATTTGCAAACAGGTGATACAGCAGTTGAGTCAGGTGAAATACTTGGTAAGATTACATTTAATGCACCAGACGAAGCTAGTGGTACGGACGCTATTCTTGACGGTGCCTCTATTGAAGCTGTAGCAGAAGATACTTTTGCTACTGATAACAACACAACCGCACTTGTATTTAAGACAAACACATCAGGTGCAGCAACAGAACGTATGCGCATTAAAGGCGATGGTACAATCGTCATGGACACGCAAGTTGACATTGATAATATTACTATTGATGGCAACACTATTAGCACTACAGATACTAATGGCAATCTTATTTTTGCTACTAATGGTACTGGTGATATCATAATTAATGATGATATTATTAGCACTACAACAAATCAAGACATTACCCTCACACCAAATGGCACAGGCTCTGTAGACATTAGCAAGCTAAAAATTGCTTCTGGCTCAACCGCTATTACCTCTATTCTTGATGAAGACACTCTTACATCTAACAGCGATACAGCATTAGCAACACAACAGTCAATTAAAGCATATGTAGATAGCACATTTACAGGCGGCTCTTTTACAAGTGGTATTACTGTTGATGGTGCTAATATTGATATTAAAGATAATTTTGCTATAGATTTTGAGGGTGCTTCATTTACAACAACACTAGGTAAAGTAGTACCAACTGCGGCTAGAACAATTAATTTGCCAGATGCAAATGGTACTGTAGCACTTTTAGATACCGCTAGTACTGACACCGTAAGTGCTACCCCTGTGGAACTAAGTATTGTAGATGGGGATACATCCGCTACAGCTACAACACTAGAAGATGCTGACAGGTTAGTAGCTAATGATAATGGTACAATGGTTCAAGTAGCCATGACAGACATAAAAGATTATATGAGTAACGTGGCTGGGTTTAGTTCAGATGACCCTACCGCATTAGCAATAGCACTTGGATAAAAAGTGCTTGACAAAACATTATAATTGTGGTATAATTATAGTGTTATAAGCCTCAATTGAAGGAGACTAACAAATGGCAAACGATGCCTCAGTAACCGTACAGGCAACGGTATTGCCTGATGAAATTGCAAGCGTAATTTCTGGTAGCATGACTGTTACACCAGCAGATGCTAACGATAAATGGTATTACAAAAAGACCGATGTACAAACAACAACTGCAGACTTAATTTCAGGTAATTACATTGACTATGATGGTGTAAATACTGGCACTGGTATGACTGCTATTGTACCTGCAGAAGATACAGTTAAGTTTTTGTTTGTTAAAAATACAGATGCAAACAATGCTATCTATATTTCTTTGAATGGTGCGGCAACAAAAGCAGCAACAGAAATTAAACTAGCTGCTGGTCATTCTATTGCACTTAGTCCTAACTCTACGCTGGTAGAAAATCTTGATGCAATTTCTGATACAGCGGAAGTTACTTGCATTGTAGCTGCTTTAATTGACGACACAGCGTAAGGAGTAAACAATGGCTAATACTTTTAAAGTAAAGACGTTTGATGGCTCTAGCACTGGTGCTAACGCAGCTATGAACGTATATACTGCGCCAGCGTCTACTACTACTGTTGTTATTGGCCTAACAATCGCTAATACATCCAGCAGTCAGATACTTGTAGATATTAAACTGGCTGCTGGTGCTACTGTGTTCTTAGCAAAAGATATTCCTATTCCCGCTTCATCGTCATTTGAATATATGGCAGGTAATAAGATTATTATGGAAGCTACGCATACTATTAGCGTCATTTCAGACACAGCCAATAGTGCTGATACAACCTTGAGCATTATGGAGATAACTTAATGCCATATATCGGTAACATACCTGCTGTATCAACCACCAGCATTGAATACCAAGATTTAACTGGCGGTTCTGGTACAACATTTACTTTGGACCATCCTGTAGGTAGCCCACAAGACGTAGAAGTTTTTGTAAACAATGTTCGGCAAGAGCCGGGTGTAGCATATAACATCACAGGTTCTACTGGTCTAACTATGACTGGTACAATTGCAACCACTGATGATTTCTACGTTGTGTTTCAGGGCAAAGCTACTAGCACTACCACAGGCTCTGGCGGCGGTGGCGGTGTGTTTAAAGGCGACAATGGCACAGTCAATGGCGGCAAGGAAGGTGACATCTTCCGTGTGCATCAGCAGCAGCTAGACACTGACACTACCATTGATGCAGATGAAAACGCACTGGCTGCGGGGCCATTGACTGTAGCAACAGGGGTAACACTGACAGTGACAACTGGCGGTAATCT